TGCTGCTGATCGAGGACAAGAGCGCTGGCATCAGTCTTATACAAGACTTGCAGCGTGCCCACCTGCCTGTACGGGCGTACAACCCCGGTCGAGCGGACAAGGTACAGCGGTTGAACATTGTCTCCAACATCATCGCCCGTGGACGGGTCTGGGTGCCAGAGTCGGACAACAGGAAGGGCTACGTCAAGGACTGGGCCGAGGTGTTCGTCAGCCAGATCTGCTCCTTCCCCAACACCACCCACGACGATCTGGTGGACTCCTGCACCCAAGCCCTGCGCTACCTGCGGGACTCAGGCTGGCTGAACATCGACCCTGATCCACGGGATGACTGGGACGAGGATGACTACATCGACTCTGGCAAGCAGCGCAAAAGCAATCCCTATGCGATGTGAAAAAGCTGTGGTACACTTTGTTCGTTGCCGTGGAAAGCGACAGATGAAGCCGTTTACTCATGCCTCTGCCCTTGGTTTTTACTTTAGGGTTTCCACCGGGGGCAGTAGTAAGCGGCTTTTTTATTGTCTTTCTTACGTCAGCCGTCAGGGCGCGTTAGCTGATGGTCTGTATGGACTGAACCCGATAAACACATTTTGGTCTTTACGACCAAACGTCAGGGCGCGTCAGCTTTGCTTGTATCGGCAGAACCCAAGAAAGACCGTACCACGATTCACCCCGTGCGTGCGCCCAGCCTGTCTGCTAGGGACTGGGTAAGGTACGGGCAACATGGTGAGACAAGACCTTTACCGAATGAATAGCAGCCTTCACGGAACGCTAGGCAGGTGCAGTATGCGCCCGCTGGGCGGGGATGACAGCCTCGGCTTATCACCCTTGGGGAACCTGTGGTTAAATACAAGGGTATAAGGAAGCCGCCATGAACCAACGACTGACCGACATCCGCCGAGCGCAGCTTGACCAGCTTTTGTCTGGCGGTACGAACATGGCTGGTGGTGGATTGCTGAAGGCTGTGGTCAAGGCTGCCAAGCCTGCGGTCAAGGCGGTGCAGGAAGTGTTGCCGCTGGCCGAGCGTGAGGCCAACCTTGCCAAGTTCCTTGCCCCGTCAGCAGAGAAGCGCAGGATGTATCACGGCTCTAAAGAGCCAAACATCAAAGAGTTTAAAACGCGAAAAGACTTGACCGACGAGTCCCATATGACTGGGCATTACGCCGATGAGCGCGATGCTGTGTTTCTTGCCCCTGAGCCAGAGTTCACCAAAAACTTTTCTCAAATGGGGTATACCGACACACATCAAGCGCCAACCACTTACCCTGTTTATGTGCAAGTGAAAAACCCATTTGACTTTGATAATCCAGAACATTTGCAACGGGTCAAGGACACATACCTTGATATGTATCACAACCCAGACTCAGAGTTGTATGATCCATATTTGAGTCCGTCTGAAAGGTCTACTTCGCAACATTTATTCAAAAAACGTGTTGATGAATTGCCATCAGATGTGAATAACTGGCCCAGAATTGAGAATGAAGTTTTCCAAAATGTTTTGAAAGACTTAGGGTTTGATTCTTTTTACACCCGTGAACGTGGCACTAAAAACCTTGGCGTGTACGACCCAAACCGCATCAAATCCGCCATCGGCAACCGTGGCACCTACGACACCAGCGTGCCTGACATCAACGAAGCCCAAGGCGGCTTAGTACACCTTGCTGGTGGCGGCAGGGCGAACAGCGACTACACGCTCATGGGCGCTCCCCGTCAGGACAACGAGAACAAGCCATATCCCAAGACCGAGCGCATGAACCTTGGCGTCAAGGCGGTCAAGTCGGGGCTGGACAAGCTCAACCGCCTGATTGACACTGGCCCATCGGTTGGCAGCGTGGTAGGCAACGTGGTCGGTGCCGTGCCATTTGTTGGCCCAGATCTACGCAAGGGGATGGAAGACTCCACCCTCACGATCCCTTACGAGTTCCAGCGCTCGGCCACGAACCCACGGGTGGCTACTGGCGTCAACACGGCCAAGGTGCCCACGACCGACATCTTGGACGCCCTGAAGATGTCTGACCTGACTGGCGGCACTGGCGCAAGCAACCTGCTGGGCAGCGTTGGCAAGGGCTATGTACCTAACTCAATGGATGTGCTGGACACGCTTGGCCTCGGCCTTACTGGCTATGGTGCGGCTAAGGCTGGCGTCAGGGGCGTTAAGGGCGTCAAGGATGCCTTGCTGGCAGGTAAGGAAGCAAAGGCGGCAAAGGAAATTGAAACAGCAGGAACCAAATATGCAACACAACAAGAAGGCCCATTCTTCCGAGTCCAGCCAACAACACTTGGCAAAGACGCAGCAACAACTCGCGGAACTAAAGAAGCGGATGGGTTACGAGCCACCCCCGCTGTCGCAGGAGGAGCAGAACCAACTGGACGCAAAGTTCCGCAACTCTTATCGCCAGAGGAAGTGGGTCGAATAATTGCTGACCCAGTTGCAAATCAACCACTGAATATTGCAAAGAAATACACGCAAGATACCCAAGGGGTTGACTTCGGTGTGCCAAAAACTCCAAGTAGTTCGTTGGCAAAGCAGTCAGGCATTGCTCGTACTTTTGATCTGGCTGTCCAAGGATCGCCTGAGTACAAGTCTGCAATCTTTGGAGCTTACAGTCGTGAGATGCCTGACCTGATGGAGCAGATCGGCGCAAAGAATTACGACGACCTGATGGAGAAGGCTTACCGTCAGATGGCAAAGGAGACTGATGATCAGTTTAAGAGACTGCCGTACAACTTCTCGTACCACCGCGCTGGTGAGGGCAATTACAACGGGGCCAAGGACATGGCCGCTGATGTGCATGGGAACAGGCACCTGTACGTTTATCAGGGTGGCGACAAGCACGACTTCTTGCACAACGTAGATCCGCAAACTGGCTTGAACGAGAACGAGAAGTTTCGCGCTGTCCATGACCTGTTGGGCCACGCCATTTACGGCAACGAGTTTGGCCCTAAGGGTGAAGAGATGGCATGGGCCGTTCACCAGCAAATGTACTCGCCCCTTGCGCGTATGGCGATGACTGCTGAGACCCGTGGACAGAACTCGGTAGTCAACTACAGCCCGCTCAATGCTAAGCTCAAGAAAACTATTGCCGAGTATGAGGGCATGAGTAACGAAGCCCGCAGGCGTGGCGACAAAGCGCTTGTAAAAGAAATTGAAGACCTCAAGCGTCAAGCCTACTCCGGGTTGGAGTTTGCTCCTAACAGGGCCGTGCTGCTGCCGCCTGAGTTTATGAATCCCCAGTTCGCTGGCGGAATGCCTTCGTACCTGAAAGCTGCAAACCTGCCAACTAAGGGAACCGAGACCGGATCGGTACTGACCCACTACAGCAACGAACCCAACCTGCAATTGATAGACCCCACAAGGTACGGCACAGGCATCAAGGGTGCGGAAGCCGGACGCCTGCGTGACCTTGAGGGTGGCGTGCGCGACCGCTCGTACTTCTACCTCGGTGAGCCGGGTACTGTTGCGCCCGAAGCTGGCCTTGGTGGCAACCGTTACCGTGGAGAGTCGTCAAGCCTGTACGACATTACCCAAGACCCGCTGGACTTTAGGTTGCTGGCCCGCGAGGCCAACCGCACGCCATTTACCGCACGGGTTAACGCAGGCGTCACTTACCCCATGCAAGAGGCCAACGACTACGAGCGTTTGGTCAAAGAGTACGGCTACGAGGGCATGATTAACCCAAACGCCACCAAGCCGATGGGTATCATGTTTGAGCCAACAAAGGTAGAGCCACGCATGGCCGGTGGTGGTTTGCTGTCCAAGCTAGGCAAGGCAGCAAAGGCTGCACGCGCTGCGGAGGAGTTGGTGCCTGCTGCTGGCCGCATGAGGTTTGCTGACCAGCCAATGGGTGGCTTGAACGTCATCAAAGAGACTGGCGGCAACTGGTTGGGTGGACGGGTTGAGAAGGACGTAGCGCCATTGAGGTCAAGAGGCCCAACGCACAGGGATGAGGCATTGATGGCAGGCGGAAGGTACGCGCAAGAGGCCGACACGCCTGAAGGCATTAGAGCCATGGCCGCAAATGCCGCTCTTAACAAGTGGGTTGACGGCAACCTGTCTAACTACATCAAGAAGCAGATGGGCACGCCTGATGATCCAGTCCGTGCGCTGGCCGAGCAGGGAATTACGCACAAGGCTGATCTCCTGCGTGAAGATCAAGTTTTTGCCGACAAGCCAATAATGGATCAACGCAGGGAGGCTGGCTTCCCAGAAGAGGGCATGGCTCAATCCCCATTAGCAAAGGCTTGGGAGTACGTTTCTGATTCTTCTATTCCCTCGCACCGTGCTGGGGACATTCAGGGAATGCCGGAGAAGTTTACCAAGCGCGATGAGGCGGAGCGCAAGATGATTGCTTTGCGAGACGCGCTGTACCATAAGTTTATTGATCATTTGAAATCAAAAGGAATTTCTGATGAGGAGGCAAATATCGTTGCCCGTGGAACTCCATTTGATTTAAAAGCCAGAGCCGTTGGAGATCAAGACTTTTTACAAGCCGAAGTAGCGTATGCGGCAACTCATGATCCGATGATGAGTTCTTACATCGCTCTTGGGCAAGAGAACCCGTGGATCTCTAAGGTTGCGCCAGAGACTCAGGTGTACTCGTCATTCACTGGCGACCTTGGCTTTGACCACATCGTTGATGTCCTCAAGCAAGACGTAGCTGAAGGCCGCATCCGCCCTGAGCAACTGAACAAGGTCAGCATGGAGCAGGCAGTGCGCCGCACCTACGAGTACGACCAAGAGATGGCAAAGAAGATGCAGGAAGCCGCCATCAAGCAGACCGAGGGTATGCCTGTCCACAAGGAGTATCCAGAGGGCTACAAGTGGGTAGAGTTGACTGCGCCCAAAGACCTGCCAGAAGGATGGAGCGCTGAAGGCAACAACTTAATCAACCCCAATGGCGGAAGACCGGGTCAAGTTGGAGATTCTTCTGACCCGCGTTACAAGGCGCTTGAGGACGCCCTCAAGTACGAAGGCGACACAATGGGCCACTGCGTTGGTGGCTACTGCCCTGATGTGGTGCAAGGCCGCAGCCGCATCTACAGCTTGCGTGATTCCAAGGGTGAGCCTCATGTGACTGTTGAGACAAGACCCGGAGCCTATACGCCTTTTGATATCCCGGAAGACATTAAGCCAATTTATAAACAACACATGGTTGAGGGCATTTCAACTCATGGAGGAAGACCCGGAGCGGCAGAGTGGATGCAGCATTTTTATCCAGATAGATTTGTTGCGCCACCCGAAGATATTATTCAAATCAAAGGCAAACAGAATCGCGCACCCAAAGAAGAGTACCTGCCATTTGTGCAGGACTTTGTAAAGAGTGGCGATTGGTCTCGCATTGGTGACTTAAAGAACACTGGTCTACGAGACATTAAAAAGACTCCAAAAATTGAAGAGTACTTAAAGAAAAAGGGCGCTGATGTGCCACGGTACTTAACCGAGAATGAGTATCAAGGCCACGAGAGTGACTTCTTGATGGATCAGTTGTATCCCAAAGATGAGACGCCGTTACCGCCAGCAGAAAGCATGGCCGGTGGTGGCAGCGTTGGCCTCAAGAACGCCCTGAACAACCTACTACGCACCGACAAGCCTGAAGTGCATATGGCTGGTGGTGGCGCTATGGCTAAGGTGGCAAAAGCTGCGAAGGCGGCGTACAGTCCCAAGGTGCTTAACTCAACGATTGAAAAGTTTGTAGCAAAGATTGCCGCAGACAATCCCAAGTTGAGCGAAGAAGATGTGCTGAAGAAAGCCACAAAGCAAGCCACTAGCAAACTGGAATGGGAGCGTGTGCAAAAGCCAGAGCTGGAGAAGACATACGGCCCATTGGTAAAAACGCCTTACTCAAAGACCAATGTCAACAAGATGCAAAACACCGCCGAGGTGGTGGCAGAACGCAAGCGCAAGGCCAACGAGTTCCTTGACCAGCCTACTGAGCCTTGGACTCCCCCTGCGCCTGAATTGCAAGCATTTGACCGCTCGTCCATCAAGGACGCGCTTGAAGGCTTCCCCGGCGTAGAGCAGACTGCTTTTCCAAGGGATATACCCACACGCGCCAGCACATCTCATGTTGATGAGTTGTACGCTGACCCGGAGAATCGCGCCCTCATTGAAAAGCAAATTAAGCGTGGCCTGCCGCTTGGCGGTGAGACTTTCTACGCCTCGCTATACCCTGTGAAACAAGCGGTGCTAGAGGCGGGTATGCCTGCCGAAAAGTTTGACAGATGGATTCACTCGCTTGCGCCAGCGTCTGCCCGCAATTCCATAATGAACGAGATGGCCGTAGGGCAATTCATGCGCGACATGAACGCTAGAGGCATACCATTGACCGAAGAGAACGTGGCCCGCGAGAAGGCCGTGTACAAAGAAAAGTTTGGCATTAGCTTGCCTTTGATGCCGCTTCATCGTGAGGGCGTGGCAAAAGTAATTGAGGGCGGGCAGGACTTGCGCGAGATGAGCAAGGCCAACATCCCAACCAATTACAAGATCCCAACATATGGTTCACAAAAGGCTGGCGACTTTGCCAACTCGGTGGTGCTTGACGTTCATGAGGCTGGAGGCCAAACGCAAGGCAGCAGGTTTCACCCGTACTTTAATGAGCAGGGCGGATTTGGCAACACCGAGTACAACGCTGGCGAACAGGGCTTGCTTGGCATTGCAGGGGATCTGGGAATCCCCGGCGGCATGGCGCAAGCTGGCCGATGGTTTGGCGGCGGAGAGTTAACGGGCCTGCGCTCACCACGGGGTGACGCCCTTGATTTGCTGGAGAAGCAAGTTGCTTACACCCTGAACAAAAAAGGCATTCAACCCAACCCGGCAAATGTCCGCGCCGAAGTGCTGCGCCAAATTGAAACTGGTGAGGGTGATTTGCTCCCGTGGTATCGCAAAGAAGGAATGCCCGATGTAAGGCAGACAGGTCTTCAGCGCAAAGAGGGCGGCGAAGTGACAATGGAAGGTGGCCTTACCCACTGCAAGACTAAAAAGGTAAAACGACATGGCAACACAGTTCCCCATTGACCCTGAGTACAACCGCTTTGTAGGCGGTGAGCCTCCAGACGAAGAGACTGGCGTAGAGGTGGAGATGCCGCAACTTGACGACTCTGAGCTAGAGGAGCTTCCTGACGGCTCTGTCGTCGTCCACATGACCACCAAGGGGCCACGCGAGGACGAAGACTTTTACGAGAACTTGGCCGACAGCGACGACTTCAACACGATGGACATCGACACGCTGGCCCTGCGCTACATAGAGCTGGTGGAGAAGGACAAGGAAGCCCGCAAGCAGCGCGACAAGCAGTACGAAGAGGGCATCAAACGCACTGGCATGGGCAATGACGCCCCCGGCGGAGCCAATTTCAACGGCGCTTCAAAGGTCGTTCATCCGGTGATGGCTGAGGCTTGCATCGACTTTGCCTCCCGCGCCATCAAAGAGATGTTCCCACCTGATGGCCCGACCCGCACCAAG